GAGAGCAGAATTAGTAACCCCAAATTTCACACAGGGTTCTATGCAATCGACCACGACCACCACACAAACTATTACCGAGACTATAGACCACGAATTATTTGGAGGAGCTTACTCTAAATGGACTGGCGAAAATATAACACCAAGCAGTCACTTAGAAGACTCTGCAACAACATTCTCGGTAAGCACAGCTGGAGACCCCTTCTCGCTCGAAATAACAACAAGAGCAGCAGGAGCTATAGTCGAGACAATAGACATAGACAGAAGTATTACAACAAACGCTACAACTACTTCCTTGTCGGTCTTCTCGCAATAGGAAGTCCTGCCTTAGCTAATGAACCAGAAGTACAAAACACCTCCAACCCTGTGGCTGCGGCAACAGGAAATGTTACCAATCAAGCTGTACAGTTCCAGAATAACGGTGCTCCCAGCAGACAACATTATGGTCCCAACATTTCGTGCAACGGATCTACTATGACGTTCAGCCCATTCTATATGGGCAATAATACTCAACCATATGATCCAGAGGCTTATGTAGAAAACGAGAACTATGGTTTTCAAGTTAACTTCATGATACCTCTAGACAAAAAGGGTCTGAAACAATGTAGACGTATAGCAGCAAGACAAGAAGAAAAGATGCGATTGGATTATGAGTTAGTACGGGCACTTAAATGTGCTGAGTTACAACAGAAAGGTTTTATGATTCATCCTAAATCCCCTTTCTATAGTATGTGTTCTGATATTATTCCAATTGCTTCATATATCAAATCAACACAACCACCCAAGGAAAAGCCTTGGTATAAACCTTTTTAATTATGACTGGTGATAGAACACCCTCCTCACGAGAAAAAACACGTGAAGCTGCCATTGCAGCAGAAAAAGCTAAAGCTAAAGAAAAGTCCGAGTAAACCTTAACCAATTAAACTAATGATCGTATTAATCAAGCCTGTCCTATTCGCTTTCATCAAGTCCAAAGCAGTTAAACAACTTGTAGTTGACCTGCTCGAAAAGCTAGCAGCATCCACAGATAATACCCTGGATGACCAGGCAGTTGCACTTGTCAAAAGAAATCTAATTAAGTAAATGACTACAGCTAAAAAACGGGCTACTGATTCACAGTTCAATGAACTACATAAATTAGTAACCACGGAGTTTTTAGCTAGGATAAAGTCAGGGGAAGCTACTACAGCTGACCTTAAAGCGGCTTGCGATTGGCTAGCTAAGAATGATATCACGGGCATTGCCTTCGATAGTTCCCCTCTAGGGAAGCTAGCCGATCTTATGCCCAAGGTTGATTTTGATGCAGTCCAAAAAGCAGTACACCGATAATGGCTCCTAAAAAACTCCCATTTTCTAAACTGAAGAAGAGTGCCAGGAATTACCGCAAGAACCCTTTGTCTCGCAAGAAAAAGAATGCGTCTCAAAGGAAACGAAACAAGCTCAAGATCAACAAGAAGTATAGAGCCGAACTAAACCGTGCAAGGCGTAAAGCTGGGGCATATGGGAAGGGTGGTAAAGACTTCTCTCACACAAAACGAGGTACGCTAGTACGTGAGAACGCATCTAAAAACAGAGCACGTAATCGTGGTAAAAAATGACACCTATACTTCCTAACGCAAACCATTACACTTACAATCTACTAGCTATGACTTCATCCGAGGCAAACAGACTCTGGAGAAAAGCTATAAAAGAGGCAAACAACTATGAATGTATTTATTGTGGAGAACTCCATAACGAGAATGATCTTACCATTGATCATGTACAGCCCCGATGTATGGGAGGTTGTTCCCATACTAGGAATTGTGTACCCGCTTGTGTCAAGTGTAATCAAAGCAAAGGAAGTCAAAATTGGTTAAACTGGTTTAGGGATAACTTCCCGCCAGACCCCTTTAGAGAACAACAAATCCTTCAATGGATTCAATAGCACCTATGAAATTATTTTTAGATACCGCTGATACTCAAGCGATTTACGACAGACTAGATACAGGGTTGATAAGTGGTGTTACCACCAACCCTACTTTAATCTTCAAAAGTGGTAAGCACCCACAACAGGTTTACAAAGAACTCATTGATAAGGGTGTAGAAAATGTTAGTATGGAAATTACTGCGGATAACCGTAAAGATTTCTTTTCAAGAGCTGTAGGACATGCTAAACAGTATGGAGAAGCGGCTACTATTAAATTACCTTGTTCTGAGGATGGTCTATGGGCTTGTAAGCAGCTTAGTAAGATTAATATACGCACTAATGTCACTTTAGTGTTTAGCGTCTCTCAGGCGATTCTAGCAGCATTAGCTGGAGCTACGTACATCTCACCTTTTGTAGGTAGGATGGATGATAACTCTTTATCTGGTTTATCATTAATTAGTGATATATCTAAAGTCTATAAAAAGCAGTTCATTAATACTATGATATTAGCTGCTTCTATTAGAGATGTACAGTCAGTTGGCACAGCTTTCCAGCTTGGTGCTGATATATGTACAATACCACCTAAAGTTTTTGATAGTATGTACGAACATGTACTTACAGATAAAGGTTTAGCACAATTCAACGAAGATGCAAATTCAACAACAACTTCAAAGTGATTTTAGGTTCTTTTTAACGGCTGTGTGGACTCATTTAGCTCTACCACAGCCGACTAGAGCACAACTTTGTATAGCAGAATACCTACAACATGGACCAAAAAGATTACAGATCCAAGCTTTCCGTGGTGTAGGTAAGTCGTGGATTACTGCTGCTTTTGTTCTGTGGACTTTATATAACGATCCTGACAGAAAAATCATGGTTGTATCCGCTTCTAAGGATAGAGCAGATTCATTTTCAATCTTCTGTCAAAGATTAATCCTTGAAGTCCCCTGGTTATCACACCTTAAACCTAAGAATGATGATCAAAGATGGTCACGTGTTAACTTTGACGTAGGACCAGCAGCACCCCACCAAGCACCTAGCGTTAAATCCGTTGGTATCACAGGTCAGTTAACTGGAAGTCGTGCAGACTTGATGGTTTTAGATGACGTAGAGGTACCAAACAACAGTATGACCGAACTACAACGTGAAAAATTACTTCAATTGGTTACTGAGTGTGAGTCTATTCTTACTCCTAAACTTGATTCTCGTATCATGTTCCTTGGAACTCCTCAGACTACTTTTACCGTCTATAACAAACTCAGAGAACGTGCTTATAAACCTTTTGTATGGCCAGCTCGATACCCTCGAAAGGTGGCTATGTATGACGGTTTACTCGCACCACAGCTAGAAGAAGACTTAAATAAACAAGATGACCTTACATGGGAACCAACGGATACGAGATTCGGTGAAGGAGATTTGCTGGAACGTGAATCTGCTATGGGTAGGAGTAACTTTATGTTGCAGTTTATGCTCGACACTTCTCTATCTGATGCGGAGAAGTTTCCTCTCAAATTTGCCGATCTCATCGTTAATCCAGTCAACCCCGAAACAGCCCCAGAAAACATCATCTGGTGCTCCAGCAAAGACAACATCTTAAAGGATTTACCCTGTGTTGGACTTCCAGGAGACTATTATTATAGTCCTATGCAAGTTCAGGGGGAATGGCAACCTTATTCTGAAACTATATGCAGTGTGGACCCCTCTGGAAGGGGGTCAGATGAGACTGTAGCGTGCTTCTTATCACAGTTGAATGGGATAATGTATTTGCATGAAATCTACGCCTCTACAGACGGTTATTCAGACAAAACTTTATTATCTATTTTAGCTAGATGTAAAAAATATAATGTATCAACTTTACTTATTGAAAGTAACTTTGGTGATGGCATGGTATCTGAGTTATTTAGAAAACATGCTATTAATAAAAATGTACCAATTAACATAGAGGAAACTAGAGCTAATGTCAGGAAAGAAGATCGTATTATTGACAGCCTTGAGCCTGTCTTTAATCAGCATAGGCTGGTGGTGGACCCCAAGGTTATTAAGTGGGATTATGATTCGGGGGCTGAAAGGCCAGCTGAAACTCGATTCCAATATATGCTTGGATACCAAATCTCCAGGATGTGCAGGGAAAAAGGTGCCGTCAAACATGACGACAGAATCGATGCTCTTGCCCAAGGGGTCAAGTGGTTTACCGATGCCCTCGCCATCTCAGCTACTGCCGCAATAAGAGACAGAAAAGACCAAGAATTTCTAGACCACTTAGAAGCTTGGATAGAGAATCCAGAAGCTGAGGCTAATCATTTAGTCTTAGGAATGGACTTAAATCAGCGTAGAATGGCACGAGGAAAGACCACAGGAAAGACCCTACCAACATGGGTTTAACAAAGTGTACCCTAACACACGGGGAAGTGGTGCTCCTCGTGTGTGGAAACAGCGGTCAAATTGAGAAGAGACAAACTCCAGTAATAGGGATCTCTTCTCTACCCAATCGAATATCGGCTTAGCTTCGATCCACATGAAAAAATTATTATTAATTCTACTTCTATTAAGGATAATAGGACCAGTAGGATTAGCCACATATTACTACCTACAGCACGATGTCAATCACAGAACAGATACTACAAGCTCTCAGCACTCCGAGTCTTGATGACCCTTCTATGGGTGTCTGGTTTAATGGTAAATCAGAAGCAGATAGCTGGATAAAGATAACTAGAGAGATAAATACTGATTCTGGAACATTACTTCCTGATGGTAAGTGGGTACCTAAACCTGATCCAACCGCTTATACCTATATAGATATATTAGGAAAGAAACAGAATCAGGGTCAGTTTAAAGATATGATTAAATTAAAAGATAGATTTATAGCTTTAAAAACCTCACTTCCACCTGGAAAATACGGTATTAATGCCGACCACCCTACTAAAGCTAAATACTACCAGAGGATATTTAAGAATGACCCCTGGTTTAGTATGAGTGGTGAGATGGCTCAAGGAAGAAGAATATTAAAAACAGGAGAAGAAGTTAAAGAAAGGTTTGAGACTATGGTACTAGACGTTCCAGAAACTCCAGCTGAACCTCCTATACATGACTTCTCTGATATGTCCCGTACACAAGCTACTAAGAAAGCTAAATCTATGGGGTTAACAGAATACCTATACAATGATAGGCTTATAGCACCAGATGGTGTTGGACCTAAAGCTCAGTGGAGAGATAATGCCAAGAGAAATGAACGATATCATCGTATTGTAGAATCTACAGGACAACCTGGAAGACAGTTAGAAAGTCAACTCAGAAGAGAAGCTGCTCGTAAAGCCACTAAAGGTACTTATGAACCGTTAACTTCAGAAGAGGTTCAGCAGGTAGCTGATAAGCAAGCTAAACTTAAACCTGGTGAAGATTTAGACCATATATACGATAGAGCAGCATATAGTAAAGGTAAAATTGAACATCCTTCCAATAGAGCACCTCTAAACTCTACAATTAACCGTGGAGTTAAAGTTCAAGAAACTAAAAAGCTATCTCAACATATGTTAGGGATGGAGTTAGATAATCCTAGTAGAAACCAAACGCTTGAAGAGACTTTAAACTTAGCTGCTGATAAACCTAAGTATTATGAAGATGTGATGCATCAACATGCAACTAATCAACGTAACAATCTACTTAAAAAAGTTGGTAGAGGTGCTAAGACCCTTTCTGGAGCTGATTCAGCTCTTCAAATAGCTTCTGGTAATGTTATTGGTGGTAGTATTGGATTAGCCATGCAAACACCAGCCTTTCAAAAAGCTATTGCTAAAACTTTAGCTAAGTCAGGTGCTAAGATAGCTCCTGGTGTAGGTATAGGTTTATCAACACTAGAGGCAGCAGGATATGCTTCTCAAGGTAGATGGACTCAATCAGGTATCGCTACTTTAAGTGGTCTTGTAGGTGAAGTCCCTCTTGTTGGAGATGCTGTGTCTGCTGGACTTGATTTAGCTAATACAGGTATTGATATAGCAACAGGTAATATAGGTCAACCAGATGTAGATGAAGATGAATTACTTAGAAAAGTAGGAAGAACCTCTAGACAGTTATCTCTATTTTAATGAATACAGAATTATTATTTAGGATTTACAAAGCAGCAAGAAGAGTAAGATATAAACCACCCCGCAAACACCACACCCATCACCTTTATGGATAAGAAACCACGTCAAGTTAAACAACGCTATTACTACATATTCTGGACCTTTGCGACTATAGCAGTTGTCATTGGTCAGATTCATGTGGCTTTTAGCTATAATAACCTCGCAGATGCTTTAAGAGAGTCTTTATTATGAAGAAACCTGAACTGCTCCATATAACCCCTCAAGGCGGTACAATACATGCATATGATATTGAGGGTGGTTCCACTACGTTTCACCGCTTCCTGGGCTGTACGGAGGGGGATTGTCGCTT